CTGGATCGTGATAGGGAACTTGTAAGTCTGGAACTACAACAGTTCTTTTCATTCATCCTCATCGTCATACCAGTCTGGCTCTGGGATATTTGGGTTAATTGGAGTAGGCAGTATCCAGTCCGGATACGCGTTTTTCTCTGTAATTATGCCAAGTGCCAAATCAACATCGAAACCTGCTCTGCGTAATGCACGATACATTTCATGCACACCAATAGCCCACGCATCTAGTTTAGAATAGCCTTCATCCACTAGCTTCTTAGTTGCTTTTCTTGCCATGTGTAAATTGTCACCTCTCCAATAAAGAAATGATTGTTTCGACACGCCCTTCAAGTCGATTCAATCTGTCATTCATTGACGAACCACCGTTAGGTTTTAGTTCATTCAAGTAATGCTTCACTAGCCAGCGGATTGATCCTGCAAAGGCTGTGACGATTGAGATGACTGCAACTGCGAGAGCCGCCCAGTTAAGGGCAGTCATTATGCTTTGATGCCGTAGCTTGAGTCGTTAGGGTTTAACCAACGAATGATTGGTGGCAAGCATGATGAAAGTCCAGCAGCGATTAACGCCTTTGGCTCTGTAACACCAGCTGCTGCTAATGAGAGAACTGCTACTAAGAATGCTCTAGCCCATGAGCCTGCTGCTGTTTTTAGGTCGTTCATCTATCTGCTCCTAGCATCGGGATATCAAACCAGCTACCGTTTTGGTCGCCTTCTTTAGTAAAACTAATATGGATATGAGCGTGATGAGAATTGATTCCTTTATATTTGACCCAACGCCAAAGTGATTTTCTCGATGTAATCTTTCCTGCATAAATGATGTAGGACACTCTGCGGTCTTTCTTGGCACATTCGCGTATTTGGTCGGCAAGATAAGCACCTGTGCTGGGGCGTGAGTCGAAGTTTTTATCCACATCAATAGCCCTGACGATTCCGTTAGACGGATCGGGATTGTGGTCACTCTTACGATTGGAGTGTGCGGCATCGCCTATCCAACCATCGCTTTTGCGTGAACGCTCAGGAAATGAATCATCGATTTGTTCTCGAAGTTGCTGTCCTGCTTTACAGAGCAGCGGCTTCATCATTTTCCTTTGGGTTAATAAAAATGTCTTGAACTTCATCATAAATAAAACCTATTCCAGCATAAATGCCACGAATGTTTCCATGATAAGAAGTACGCTTGCAGACTTGACCTCTAAAGTTGCCATACCAAGTTTCAGGATCTAAACCATCAATAAGTTCGGTTTCATCAATACCTGTAATAACTTCAGTAACAATGTTATTTTCATCTAAGAACGCGTAGTGTGCCATTATGCGAAAATCACCGTTCCTGTTCCAGCAGTTAATGTTGTTATTTTGTATCCACCGCTAGGGCCTGTTGTAGAACCAGTTAATCCTGCACCAATGGTGATTGTGCGAGTATCAGGATATTTAAGAATTACAACACCTGAACCACCTGCGCCGCCATTTTGAGGACCCCCGCTGTAGCCACCGCCACCGCCACCGCCACCAAGATTTGTTGTTCCAGCTGTTCCAGTACTAGCACCACCAGCACCGCCACCACCTGTTCCACCATTTCCAGCAGTTGCTGAACCACGACCTTCAGTTCCACCGCCACCACCGCCACCGCGAGTTACTGCACTTCCCGTAATGCTTGATGAAGTACCATTACCGCCATTACCGCCAGCAGTTCCAGAACCGTCTGTTCCAATAGCATTTGCTCCACCGCCACCGCCTGCTGCGCGGTTTAATGATGTGCTGCCAAATCCTGAACCACCTGCATAACCTTGCCCAGCAGGACTTGCACTTCCACCTGCTCTTGTTGTGGAGTTGTTTCCATTGATACCGCCACCACCGCCAGAACCGCCATTTAAGCCAACGTTTCCGCCATAGCCTGCTGAACCACCACCACCGCCACCACCAGTAGATGTAATTGTGTCAAAGACAGAATTAGAACCGTTTGATCCATCTGAGTTAGAACCACCGCCTGCGCCACCTGCACCAACTGTGCATGTATAACTCAAAGTTGTTGAAGTGCTAAGACTGGATGCTCTATAACCACCAGCTCCACCGCCACCGCCGTAACTTCCACCGCCTGCGCCACCTGCAAGCACAAGATACTCAGTAGTAAAAACTACTGGTACAGCTCCTGATCCTAGAGAAGTAACTAAATTGCCAATCATTAGGCGATTGCTCCAATGACGTACCAAGTATCAGTTGCTGTTTTGATGCAAGCTGCTGATTTGTACTGCCCGAGAGTTGGTGAAGCAGCTGTTGCTCCAGCAGATAACACGGTTGTTGTACCTGGTGTTACAGCTGAGATTGTGCATAGTCCAGCACCGATGTTAAGAACTGTAATTACAGTACCTATTGGATGTGCTACTGATGCGTTTGTTGGAATCTTAAAAGCATTAGCAGATGCGTTGTTCATTGTTACAAGTACCTGGTATGAGTCGTTTAAGACTGTTGTGTAGGTTGCACCAGTTTGTACATTCAGGGTGAATGAAACTAGTCCGTTATACATAGCAGCGGATAGAACATCTCCTGTTGCTGCTGGAAATCCTGTTGCCATTATATTCTCCTAGTAAGTCATTGCCGACGTGCCGATTATACCGTACGCCGAGCTGCCGATGATGAAAGCATCGACGATGGGTTCTGATGTTATGAAACTGGTACGCCAGTCAGTAGGTGTAATTTCATGGGCTACTCCCACAACTTGTAGCGTTTTTTCAATGAAGGTAGTTCCTTGCTGGACATTCTTGATTCTGACCACATTGAAATAGTCAAGACTCAAAGCTGCTGTAATACCTGCTGCGTAATCAGGCGTTGTCAAATCTAAGGTTAAATTGTCGATTCTCAGCGATGTATCTTTTCTAGTCACGACATAAGTCTTAGCGATATTTAGGGCTTCTGCATCGGTCTGGACGACTAGGTTGGGTTGATTCATGCTGTGTGGGAAATAGGTAGCAATCGATGTGGCATCTGATGCGCTCTGTGTCGTGCCACCAATAGGGGTGATGTTGGCTTGATTGATTACAAGCTTGTCATCTAGGGCAGTTGTAATGTTGAAATAGCCAATGCCATCACCAGCGTTGGAGAAGTAAGTTTCTGCACCGCCAGCCATCTTCTGTAGATTGCTGCGGCTCTTAAATACAGCCTGACCTTCGGTTGATATGTAGAAAGCACCTTGCTCCGAGAACTCACAATTCTTCATGGCTTGGAGTGATGTTCTAGCTGTCGCTGGATCAGCCTGAACCGATGTATCGCCTGTGTCTAAAGTTTTCATAGTTGGCGGCCAAGAAATTTGATTCAAGATATTCTCTATACGAGTACCAGTCTTTTGACCAGCTGAAGTTCCGGCGACTGTAGTGATGTTAGATAGGTTAAATAATCTAAAAGCATCGGTGCATGAAATATCTACATAACCAAGCTCTTGGTCTTTAGGATAGGAATAGTTGTAAGCAGATGTATAACCGCTAAACAACCAATATGTGTTAGCACCATAGGTAGCAGATATACGAACCTTACGGTTTGGAAGAAGTTTGCCTGCATATGGGCTTGACGGGTTATCCGGGTTCCAGTCACCGTTTTGGTCAAAGATTCTAATTGTTGCCTGACCGGCTTCAAACTGATCCTGTAGAAGGTTGTAACCTGTCCTGATAGAAATTTTGCCCACTTGATTAGATACATCAACTGTCAATATCCCAGAAGTTGCATCACCAAGTGTGCCAGTTCCAAGAATGCCATTTACAGGATCACCTATTGTGAAAGGGATTCCAAAGGTTGCACCGTTGCTGAAATCAACAACAGTATTGACTGTGATTGGATAACTCATGCGATATATGAACTATTGATTCGATTGACGGTAGGTGAAATGCCAGATGCTGACTGATTCTGAATGACATCGATAAGCCCTGCAACCGCTGGGTTAATTTGTATATTGATGTTTGGTGACATGTTAGAAGCTCCACCTATTGACGCATTACTCATTGCAATCCTATTTTGGAGTGCTGAAAGGTCTGGCATTGCTAAATTAAGTTTTTCACGAACAATAGCTCTTTGCTGTTCTATTGGTGTATTTGCTCCAGTTGTTGTCAATGCTTGCAACTGATTAACTTCGGCTGCAACTTTATCTAGCATCGATCTAATTGACGCTCGTATTGCTTCGATAAGCGCTTCAAAAGCATTTTCTGTTTCATTGGCTTTTTTAATCATTCCTGCTAAAGCCGTGTTTTGATCCTTAATAGCAATAAGTGACAAAAGCCGCATATTAGTTTCTTCGCTTGTAGATTGATTTAGTGCTGCATATAAGCCAACACGCTCTACATCAAACTTCTTTTCCAGCTCTTTTAACGCTAGTTCATCGCCTGTAAGAACAAGTTTTCTAGTTGTATTGGCATTATCTATCTTCTTTAAGTTATTTTGTTCTCTTTGTATTTTGAGCGCATCTTTGTTGGCTTTGTCTATTGCAGCGCGTTGTCCAGGCGATTGGGCTGGAGTTCCTGCTGCTGTGGCTTTGCGATTGCGACCGAACATAGAAAGCAACGCTAATGCGCCAGTAGGCGCTGTTAAGAAATCGGATATAACACCTGCTCCAGGTATTTCTCTTAACTTGGCTATGAGAACGCCTACGCCATAGATAGCGTTACCGACTTGAGTTGCAAAGCCTTCCATTGCAGTAGTAGCTCCGCCGATGCCATCTTTGCCTGCGATAAGTTGCATAGCGTCAAGTAAATCTTTGCCGATAATCTCTTTAGCATTTTCAGAAGCAACTGTAAGCTTTGCTATTGATCCTGCATAGCCTTCCGCAGCAGCTAAAGCCTGACCAGAAAACTTCTTTGTAAGTTCTGCTGTGATTAAGTCTAAATCACCAGATGCAAGTGTGGCTTTAGATAAGCCTGCACCTAAACGGCTAAGCGCTGTGGTCTGACCACCATAAGCCTTTGCAAGTGCCAAAGATACTGCGCCTAAATCTCTGCCAGTACCTGCTGCAATATCTAAGGCTAAGGCTAAGCCATCCTGTGACTTCTTAACATTGCCTGTCGCTGTAAGTAAAGTTCTAAAAGCCGGCCGTAATTGGTCATCAAGAACGCCAGTAGCGCGCTGTAAGTCACCAATAAACTTCTCAACCTCGATGGCTGCGAATGCGTTGCCTGTATTAGCCAAAGCCAATGTAAGAGATCGTGCAGCCTTCTCATCAGCTGCAAAAGCCTTGACTGATTGCTTACCAAATGACAGTAATTTGCCAGCAGCAAAGACTCCAAGTAATTGCTTACCTAACTTTGCAACGCTTTTCTCTAGCTTCTGAGTTGTGGTTTCTGCCTGCTTGAATGCCTTATTGCCGGTAAATTCGGCGGCTATATCTATTTTTACATCAGCCATTAGTATCCCACCGCCTTATTAAACTTATCCCGAGAAACTTCGATTGCCTTTATAATTGCTGCATTGGTCTTGCCTTGATCTTCTGCCCATGCACGGTAAATGGCGCGACCTTTCATCTTACGAGAAGCGCGACCAGATTGACCTGCCACTCGTGTGTAGGCATTCTTAATTTCACCCTGCGCATTAAGGGCTTGGATAAATAGAGAACCTGCCTCTGGGTTATTGCTTTTGCCATAGTTCTTACCTGTGCTGGTTGAATAAACTGAATTCATGCCAGGAATGTTCACTTCGCGTCTTTTAGCTTGTTCGCGACCGTTAGGGTTCAAGCGACCTGCTGTTTCATAAATAGCACCGGCTGCGGACTTGTTATTGATTTGAGCCAAAGAACGAAAGCCCTTGCGATTAGGGCGTGAAGGTGTTGTTTTGTAGCCAATGCCACGCTTTGCTTCACCAGCTGAATATCGTGGAAATTTGCCAGTAGATGCAGGCTTGCCCCAGCCGCTAAGTGGAGCAGTACCAGGAATAAAGCCACGCGCCTTAGCAGTTATTGGCTTTAGCAGGGTAGCCATTTCCTTTTGTGTTTCTTTGGCTAAGTCTGGAGTGAACTTCCGCAATGCCTTACGAAGTGCGATGCCGCCCTTTACTTCTGTTGGCATTCGCTATCTCCTTCGCATCTTCTTCTAGAACTCTAATTAAGTTCCTTAGCATTACTTCATCTAGCTCTAATAATTGTGTTGGCGCGATCCCGAGTCTGACACTTAATTTAGCAATCAGATAGGTGATCGAGTCGCGCCCTAAGCCAAAGGGTCATCATCTAGTACCTCGACTGTTGTCAAGGTTTCAATGAATTGTTCTCCGAATGGCTTAACAGTTTCACCCGAACGGCGGATACATTCCCAGGCTAGCCAGAAGATATCGCTTTGCTTCTGATCTTCGATAAACGCTTTGTGAAAGCCCTTCTTAGCGTAAATCTCAAAACCGTACTGCACCAATGGAGTGATTGGGTATTCCCCAACTGATCCATCTGCCCTTGTTACTTTTAACTTTGCCATGCTGTGCCCCTTTGTTTAGTTGTTTAGAAAGTACCTGTTGTGGCTACTGCAATGGTTGAGTTTGCAGTAAATGTGATTGATTGTGTACCAATATCGCCAACAGCACCGTTGATGTCTGTTGTGTTATTGACTAACAATGAAACTGTGTAAAGTGGGTTTGTAGCAGAAACTGCTGTTCCCTTTGTCTGTAGGAATACGCAGGTTACTGTCGTTCCCCATGCAGCTTGAAGTGTCGCAAGGACATTCGCTGATGCTGTGTCATTTAGGAAGTCGATTGTTACAGTAGATGCTTCCAAGCCCTTTACGAACTTGTGTGAGTTGTCACCCATTGCTGTTACTTCGAGTTCATCAAATGAACGGTTGATTGTTACTGCTGTTACATGGTCGCTTAGATCAACGGTGTTAATCTTAA